GATCTGAATTATAACTAATCAACTGATCTACTTTACTCTGACTACAATCTTCTGCAAATTTATCATGATCAAATCCTTTATGCATTGATCCCTTCTTACCATAAAGATTATCCTTAATATCATAAGGAGGATCTAGATACATGAAAAGATCATCATGAATATCTGTTCTAAAACAATACTCATATGAATACTGATTGATATGCCAATTAGAAATGATATCTGAATAACCAGTTAACTTCTCAATCCCTCTCATAGAGAAATTAGAAATAGATGCTTGTTGAGAAAATGAAGAAGATTCAGTAAGTCCAGAGAAACTACACTTATTAACAATATAAAATGCTGCTGCTCTTTCTATACAATCAAGACTCGTATCATTGATATTATCCTTCATGACTGCAAATAAACATCTTGCAGAATCTGGATTAGGATGTGTTGACTTATAATTTTTTATTACTTCAGTTAATTCACCACCAAACTGCTGTAACTGTGTCCAGAAGTTAATCAACGGTTCGTAAAGATCATTAACTGTAATCTTTAGGTGTGGATACTTTTTACTTACATGTATAGCAACAGAACCACCTCCAAGAAATGGTTCACGAAATTCTGCATACTCTCTCAAATCTGGAAAGTATTGATCCATTTTAACACAAGCACGAGACTTGCCACCTGGATATCTAAGAGGAGTTTTTAATGCCTTCATAATTTAATTCCATCTGAATGGAAGTGTCAAAGTTATTATAAGTTGGATCGTGCAAAGCACAATACTCACTAAAGGTAATCTTCATTTCCTTATACGTTAGATTACAATGTTTTGCTGCTTGTGGCAAGTTCCACTTTGCGGAAAACAACATTTCCATTGCTTCTCTAGTTTCAGGTCTCATTAATAAAATCTAGGTCCATAATCTTCATTAACCTGTATTTCAATAGTATCAAAAATTCTATTTAATGAACGAGCAAACATTCTATATCCCGAACCAACATATAGTTGACCCAATACAACTGATGCTGTAGCAACACCCCAAAAGATGTAATAAAATTTTGATTTAACTTGTGCTCTTTGCTTTTCTTTAGTAATCATTAGTCTTCATCATGTGTGTGATTTTTGTCTAGTTTACCAGACATCTCATATGCACCTTTGTTTCCACCGTGTCCATGTGCAATACCTAGTTCATGCATTTTAGCATGTTCGTCAATAGGGTCACGTAAATCTACTTTACCTGGTCCTATTGTGAGATATAATCCATACCCCATAATAAAAAATAATAATCCTACGATAATAAAAACTAAAATCATTTGAATTCACACTCCACCATTAATTCGGTTAAACAGGCTAACATATTTATCTCTTGATCCGCAACAAACGCAATCTGATACTGGTACTTAGCAATAATAAGAACAGCAGCAGGAATGGAGCGAGGAACAAGGGAAGTGTAGAGACTATCGTAAATGCGACGCAGAAGTACAGTAGGATCATTGTCCAAGTTATTGACACACCATTTACGTACTTCCGAAAAGTCCTTCTCCTTGAGGTTTTTAATGAGATCATTTACCTTTACATCACTAAAGTGGGCCAATATACCACTATCTATCTTCCCACCAACAGAGTATCTCTGACACTCATTCAAAACTCTTCTCCAATCTGGAAAGTGTTTATTAATAAGTTCTGCTAAAACTTTCTTATCAGTTTCAATCCTTTCTTGTTCTAAAATAGATACAAGTCTATTAAAAAATTTTACCGCAATCTCTTGTTTATATTTACCCTGAATACCAAACTCCACCACAGCACATCTCGAATGCAGGGGTTCAATGATTTTATTTTTGTAGTTGCAAGTGAAAATGAATCTGCAGTTTCCACTGAACTCCTCAATAGACGCTCGCAAGAGGAGCTGTACGTCGGGAGTGGTATTGTCTGCTTCGTCGATGATGATGACTTTATGCTTCGACTCGCTGCTAAGAGAGACTGTAGATGCGAAGTTCTTGGCGTTATTCCTAACAGTGTCAAGAAACCTACCTTCATCCGACCCATTAATGACATAAACATCTACCCCCAATTGATTGCAGAGTGCCTTTGCTACTGTAGTCTTTCCGCATCCAGCAGGACCAGAAAGCAACATATTTGGTATCTCACCTTTATCTAGGAAATCAAGAAAGGTCTTCTTGGTTTGCTCTGGTAAAATACAATCTTCAATTTTTTTAGGTCGATACTTTTCAACCCAGAGAAATTCATCTCTCATCGTTTAGTAGTGTTACTGCGTGTTCTGTTTATTATGCTAATGAATTTATCACCTGCAAATGTGCCACCAAGACACACATCAATCTCATCTCCATCTTGCCAATTTACATCACCATTCATTTTAGTATGCAACATTGCTTCTTGGATTTTATCAATAACTTCTTGAGTTAATTTCATTCCCAATTTACCCTAATAACAACATACCCTGCTAATGCTAATCCAGTACCCATTAGTGCAGGAAAGATCCAAGGAAGAACTGTAAGAAGATGAACAATTTGTATAGTAATTATACCATAGAAAATATACATAATCCACATTCCAATTTTATTATGCCTACTTCCCCTTTTATAGGGGTGGCATCCAATAGGACCAGAATCCCATCCATCTTGCATATAATCCTTAGTAGGAATTTCTTTGCTCATAATGGTGGATACTCCTCGCTTGTAACTTTTTCAGTTTTCTTTGTTTTAAAATCATCCATCAATCTACTAACTTGTAACCTATCAAGACCTGCAAGGTTTTTACAGTTCTCTAGACAACGGTAGATACATTCCCTATCAGAAATGGGTGGAGAAATCTCCCACCCATCTTTATCATAATACTTCTTACCTTTAGTTACTTGTGCCTCTACATGTCCAAGATCTTGTGTCTTGGAAGGGTTTTTGTAACTATGTTTTTTACTCATTTTTTAAAAACCCCAAGTTTATGCAGTAACCACATTGTAACTAATGTCCATCCTATAACATACCACATAACTATCCAAATGTAGAATCTGGTTCAAGTGCAATAAAGTATACAAGATCCTGATTCTTATTAGTAAAACGTGAAAGTAATTTTTGAGAAACTACTACGTTATAAGTGCCAGGTAGAATCTTAATATTCTCTACCTTAAAATTAAAGGAGAATGTAGCGTCTGTTTCACCAACAGTAATAGCAAAATCATTTGATGCATCATTCTTCTTATCTCTAACTACAACCTTAACTACACCATCTCCACCAATGACTGCCAAGTCAGGAAGTTGATAGATACCTGCTGCCTTAAGAAGTTTATCTAGTTGATCTGTGCTCAAATCAAATACAGCATCTTCACTAGGAAGAGTTATCTCTTTCTCTGGTGGAGTAATAATAACATTAGGATCGGCAAAGAAATACTTTGACCTCATCCTACCTTCTTTAATTACCACATGATTATCGTTACTAAAATCTAATTCAGCACTTTGATGCAAATCAATACCGTTAAGGAACTGACTTAAATCATATATACCAAAATCTCTTGGCAACTCCTCTTCAATAGTTGCTTCTGCAAGAATGTTCTTCATTACACTAATAGTCTTAAGACTATTTCCTTGCTTAAAGAGAATAGATTGATTAATCTCTTTAAAGTTCTTTAGAATGTCAAGTGTGCTTTTAGAAAGTTTCATATCGAGTGTTAGTGTAATCAGGTTCTTTAGTGTTTCCACTGAAGTAATAAAGAAGCAGACAATAATGCATTGCCTTTAGAATATCTTGTTTTGCAGATCCTTTCTTATCATATCGTGCAAGATACTTAAGTGCATTAGAACGGCAGAAAGATTCTGCATCACCTACAGACTGAATCAAATCTAATGTCTGTGTATTATTTTGTTCTGACGTATAATGTCCTCTATAAGTAGAGGTAACATAGTTTTTAAGGTCAGCAATACCTTTATCCTCCTCATATTTTTGAGGTTTATAATCTAAATTTGCTTGTGGTTTTTCTGGTATAGGTGAAGTAATATGATGTGCTATTGAATCATCATTATCAGAAAGTGTACTGAATGATGAAGGTGCATCATCAACTAAACCAACACCTTCCATACTAAAATTAACAAATTCAGGTGCTATGTAAGCAGGATCTACATCCAAATTAATTCCTTCAATTCCTGCAGTATCAATAGTGACAGTATCAAGATTGATATTGAATTGACTAGCATATGCTGATGCTGTATTTCCAGATCCTACCGTAATGATAGGATCATTCCAATCAGTGTCATCTGAATCGGATTTTGGTTTTGGATCATACTCATCACTTTCTAATGATGTTATTGTATTGTCAGTCATTTCATCTTCTCCATAAAGTTCATCGTAAAGCAAGCTCCAGGAGTTAATCATACATCTATCCCTCCAACTTGTCAAGATCTACATCTGCATCAACCTTGTCATATAGTTCAAGGAATGCTTGCTTTGTTTCATCATCAAATCTGTTTACACAAACTTGAATTGCTTTCATCTTATCATTAAAGATGCTGTAAGCACGAACAATGTGAACCAATCTACGAGTGCTGATGATCTCTTCGATACCACCGTCATAGAATGTCTTACGGATGATGTCACCCCAATCTACAAGTCTTGCAATAAAGTCTGTATCAGTAACACCATGATGTGCAGCAACTCCACCAAGTATTCTCTTCTCTACAGATACAGGTGGATACTCTTGCTCAAAGGTTACAGGGAATCTCTCAAGGAATGCTTCATTAAGAACATTAGTTCCTATGAATCTACCATCATCAGATCCTTTACCTTTTGTATTAGCAGTAGCAACCACATTAAATCCTACCGCAGGTCTGACAAACCTACCGATTTTTTTGAGGAACAACCCTTTACCTTCAAGTATGGGTTGGAGCTCATT